CATCGTCCAGGGCAACGCTGCTGACGTCACCGTCATCCAGACCCAGAAGGCCCAGGACCTGAGCATCGCCAACAGCACCATCGAGCGGATCGAGGGCCGGCTGCAGTTTGCGTTTCTCCTGAACACTGCCATCCAACGACGAGGGGAGCGGGTCACAGCAGAGGAGATCCGCTACATGTCACAGGAGCTGGAGGCCGGCATCGGTGGCCTGTACTCCATCCTTACCCAGGAGCTACAGCTGCCACTGGTGCGTCGCCTGCTGCATGTGTTGCGCAAGCAGCGCAAGCTGTCACCATTCCCGAAAGGTCAAGGTGGTGTGCCATTGGTCAACCCCAGACCAGTAACAGGTCTTGAAGCGATCGGTCGTGGTGATGATCGGAACAAACTGATCCAGTTCATCACCACTGCCACCCAGACCCTGGGCCCTGAGGTCATCGCTAAGTTTGTGAATGTCGACGAAGCCTTGCGTCGTCTGGCTGCGAGTGAATCCATCGACACCACCAACCTGGTTAAGTCCAGGGACCAGCTAGAGCAAGAGGCGGCTGCCGCTCAGGCGGAACAACAGCAAGCCGCTCAACGTGAAATGCTGATGACTGGCCTCAAGTCGTCAGCCATGGCACAAGTGGCCAACAACTACACCCAAGAAGGAGCACCCTATGGCCCTCAATTCGCAGACGGCACGGACCCAACCCAAGAAGGAGCGGTCCCCAATGCCCTCCCAACGCCCCCAGGGGGACCCGGTATCCCTAGTGGGCCCACCGGCCCAGGTGCCGCAGCTGGGGCCAACGCCTGACATCGTCATCGGCAAGGTCCAGGCCAAGGCCAAGCCAGAACCCGGCCCAGCACCTGTCGCCACATACGGCGACGACGGATCCATCACCATCAAATAATTACCAGCCATGCCTGAAGCAGTCACGATCACCCAAAACGAAAACCCGGCACTGTCGCCTGAGAACGAAGAGATGCTTGCCGCCTTGGCAGGCGAAGGGGACGACAAGCCAGCTGAACTCCTGGCTGGCAAGTACAAGTCCGTCGAGGATCTGGAGAAGGCTTACAAGGAGCTCCAGTCCAAGCTCAGCCGTGGCGAATCACTCCCGCCAAAAGCTGAAGACGACAACACTGCTGACGACCAGGACGGTGGCGACGACGAGGAGGATGACAAGCCCGCTGGTGACGCCCGTGAAATCTACGGGGACCTGATCGGCGGGAAGCTCGATGATGCTGGTATCGACTTCCAGGACATGAACGTCCGCTGGCAGCAGTCGGGCACCCTGGAGTCCGGGGACTACGACCAGCTGGCTGAGGCTGGCTTCAACCGGGACATGGTCGATGCGTACCTGTCCGGCCTGCAGTACAAGGCAGCGCAAGACACAGCGTTGTCAGTCAAGGAGGTGACGTCCATCAAGGAATCCCTTGGTGGTGAAGCCGAGTACAACAAGATGATTCAGTGGGCAGGCGCCAACCTGCCACCCGAGGAGGTTGAAGGCTTCAACCAGATCATCAACACCCAGCCCATGTCTGCGGTGAAGATGGCCGTGGCTGGCCTGCATGCCCGGTACACGGCAGTGGAGGGCCGTGAGCCCAAGCTCATTGGTGGCCGTGCTTCCAAGGGCAGCAGCGACAAGTTTGAGAGCACTGCTCAGCTGGTCGAGGCCATGTCGGATCCCCGGTACAGCAAGGACCCTGCTTACCAGAGAAAGATCCAGGAGAAACTGGGCCGATCCAGTATCTTCTGATCGTCGTGCTTGTGCAAAGCCTTCCGTTTATCGGGGGGCTTTTTATTGGCTTGCACATCTTTGTACACTGATTGCACCTAGACCCACTCACAGAAGCGACGGCCCACTGCGGTGGACACCCGCTCGTGAACGGGAGCCCGTGGTCGGGGTGACCCCCCACCCTTTCTTTATCTAGGAGCCCAGCAATGGCAGCCCCCGATTTTACCGCTTCACGTTTAGGCCTTGTTAACGCCGCTGGCGGCGGTTCCTGGGCCGGCGACAACGCCCTGTTCCTTCAGGTCTGGGCCGGTGA